GATTCATTTAAACCTACCTTATCCACCCTCAATCAATAACTACTGGATCGCTAGTGGACATCGTAGGTTTATCAGCCAACGGGGAAGGGATTTTAAAAATGATGTGGCAGCTTATTGCAAAGAATACAAAGTATCCAGCTTTGGAGATAGCCCAGTATGGGTTGACATCATCCTTAGACCACGCTCAAAGAAACTTATGGACATTGATAACTGTGTCAAACCAATATTGGATGCACTTATCGGAATCGTATATACAGACGATGTTAGCGTACAGAGAATCACTATTGAAAGAGGTTTACCAATCAAAGGTGGTGGATGCGTAGTAATGATTGACCGAATGGAAGATCACTCCGTAAGTTCAGATACGAATTTGGCGTAAATTAGCCAGATAGTTAGGTGCGCTACGGTGAGGGCGTTTCTGGGCAACTCACCACTTAACCTAATGAGGAGAATTAAATGGAAACAACTCAAAAACAAGAAATTATTAAATGTCTTAAAAAAGGTTGGAAGTCACCTTTAGATGCTCTTAAGGAAGCTGGCACGATGAAGTTATCGACTAGAGTGGGAGAGCTTAAAGCACAAGGTTATTTAATCCTTGATAAATGGCATGAATCTAAGAGATTTAAAATGTACAAGTTGGTTGGAATTAAATGAATAAGCAAGATTTAATTGATTTTGAGAAATTAGTGGCGGATCATTGGGAAGCTGGTGATCTTCCTTACCTTATTCACTTATCAGGTGGTAATGAGGACTTTTTAATTGACTTGTTTAAGGAGGTTAAAGATGGGGACTGGATTTTTAGCACTCACCGCAATCATCATCATGCTCTTTTATCTGGAGTTCCCAGAAATGAGCTTCTTGCAAAGATTCTTGATGGCAACTCTATGTTCGTGTTTGACAGGGATCGTCATTTTTTTACTTCAAGTATTCTTTCTGGCACTTGCGCAATAGCATCGGGTGTAGCTTACGCACTTAAAGAAGAAGGTAGCTCTAATCGGGTCTGGTGCTTCTTAGGTGATGGTGCAGAGGAGCAAGGACACTTTTATGAGGCGGTAATGATGGTTCAAGGGCATGATTTACCTTGCACATTCATTATTGAAGATAACAACCGTAGCGTTGATTCAACGCTAGAGGAGCGTTTACCTTATCAGTTTAGGTTTAGATTGCCAGGGTGCGTAATCCGCAATAACTACGATCCTACTTATCCTCATGCTGGCAACGGCACTAAGAAACACATTGTTTTTAAGGACATTAAATGATTTATTTAATTTATTTACTATTAGTACCAATCAATTTATTGATTACTTTGTTTGCGATCATTATTGCTCCCATACTTCCTCTATTTGCTACAAACGAAATGGGTTGGTGTGATAACCACAGCTATCAAGGAATCGGTCCACGCTTACCTGATACTGGGTGGATGTCTATTTTTATGACACCTGACAATAGTTTAAATGGTGATTATTCTTTTGAAAAAATCAATGGAATTAGCTATTGGTCTAAGGTTAAGTGGCTATGGCGTAACCCTGCGTATAGCTTTGCAATACGCTATTTAAACAATCCTTACTACACCATTGTTAAAGGTGACAAAACAATTAAAGACAACGATAACGCCAAAGCTGGATGGTGCTTTGTTCGTGCTAATGGCTTATTTCAATTTACTTTTGTTCAGCCTATTGGCTTTAGTCGTTGCGTTTACATCAATTTAGGATGGAATGTGCGTGGTTTAGTTGATGACAACATCCCAATCAAACCTGATCCTTGGCAATCCACCTTTGTATTTTCTCCACGCATTTCAGGGTTTAGATAATGAGCTACAAGGATGAGCTTACTAAAGCTAATACCAAATTAGCGGGTTATCCCAATGTGCGTTTTGTAGGATATGGTCTTAAAAAAGGTCGTGCTTTAGGAACTCTCAAAAATGTCAAAGATGAGCAGATTATTGAGATGCCTGTAGCAGAGAATTTGATGATGGGGTTTGCAATAGGACTGTCACTGCAAGGATACCTCCCAGTGGTCTTTATTGAGCGTATGGACTTCTTAATGAACGCAATGGATGCAATGGTCAACCATTTAGACAAAATAGCCAAAATCTCTCATGGTGAGTTTCATCCAAAAGTCATTATTCGTTGCATTGTGGGCAATACCAAGAAACCACTCTATACAGGCGCTACTCATACTCAAGATTTAACTGAAGGAATACGCCAAATGGTCAGTTTTCCTGTGTGGAATATGAAAGATGAGGGTGATATTGAGGTGTTTTATGACCTTGCCAGCAAGACTTTTGATTCCGTAATGTTGGTCGAATATAAGGATTTAGCGTGAAAAGCAATAAATATAGCGATTTTAAGATCTTTCACCATCCAGAAAAGCTGATTTCTTTTGGGGCGGGGAAGGTTACTGCACCTGTGTATGTTCGGGTCAAGCCAATCAACCTTTGTAATCATGGCTGCTTCTTTTGCGTGTACAGCACTGGTTTTAGAGTAAAAGACGGTGGAGAAGAAGAACATATTGTTAGCGGTATGCACGAGGACATGAAGGAAGATGACATCATCCCTAGAGATAAGATGATTGAGATCTTGCATGACCTAGCTAACATGGGTACTAAAGCTATTACCTGGAGTGGTGGTGGAGAGCCACTGATGCACCCTGATATAGCAGACTTTATGCGCTTAACACTAGCTCTCAAGATGGACCTATCCATCATCACCAACGGGCAAAACCTAGTTAAAGAAAAGGCGGAAGTCTTAGCCAAAGCCAAATGGGTGCGTGTATCAATGGATTACACCAATGGCGAGGAAATGAAGCGGTTTAGGAATGTGCCAGAAAAGAGCTTTGATAGCATCATCCGCAATCTAAGAGGTTTTGCGGGAATGAAGGATGCGGGATGTGATCTGGCTGTTAATTATATTGTGCATCGCAACAATTACAAAAATCTTGGGGGACTAACCCAGTTATTAAAAGATAGCGGTGTTGAAAATGTGCGTTTCAGTCCAATGTATGTGCCTGATTTTTACGAGTATCACAAACCGATAGCGGAGGCTGTTAATGAACAACTGGCGAAAATTCAAACGATATGTGATGACCGTTTTACTGTTAACAGTACCTACAACACTACTCCTGGGAGCAGTCATTCTCATACTAGAAGCTATCACAAGTGCTTCGTTATGCAGACCGTACCCGTAATAGGTGCTGACATGAAGGTGTATGCGTGCCACAACAAGGCTTACGACAGCACTGGTTGCATTGGATCTATCAAGGATCAGAGCTTTCACCAGCTATGGTTTAGCAAGGAAACAAAGGAGTATATGCAAAAGTTCAATGCTAAGACTACTTGTATGCACGAGTGTTCTAACGACAGAAAGAACATATTGATTAACGAAGTGATTAACGCTAGTACCGACAACTTTATTTAAGGAAAATCATGGCAACTAAAAAGAAAGAAGTACCTAAAAAGGAAGCAACACCTAAAGAGCCTACAAAACCAATTGTTTTTATTGCTACTCCTATGTATGGCGGTATGTGTGCTGGTTTTTACACTCAATCTATATTGCAATCTATTAGCGTACTTGCGCAAGCTGGGGTGCAAACTCAGTTCAGCTTTATGTTTAATGAGAGCCTCATTACTAGGGCTAGAAATGCTTTAGCTCATACTTTCCTTAAAACCACTGCTACTCATCTGATGTTTATTGATGCAGACATCAAATTTAGACCAGAGGACATTGTTGAGATGTTAAAGGCAGACAAGGACATCATCTGCGGTATCTATCCTAAGAAAGAAATCAACTGGAATAGTGCCAAGCAAGCAATGGATGCGGGTGTGCCTAATGACAAGTTAAAAAGCTACACAGGTAGCTTTGTGGTCAATTTAGTGGACTATGTGGGTGAAATAACCGTTCCCGTGAATAAACCAATAGAGATTTTTAATGGTGGCACAGGGTTTATGCTAATTAAACGCAAAGTATTTGCAAAGCTCAAGAAAAAAGTACCTTCTTACACCAATGATGTAGGTGATCTGTCAGGTCAATTAAACCCTTCTGAGAGAATCCATGAGTATTTTGCTACTTCGATTGAGCCTGATAGCAATAGACTGTTATCTGAGGATTATCACTTTTGCCGTATCTGGAGGTTGGCTGGCGGTAAAGTGTATGCAGCTCCTTGGGCGCAATTAGGACACATGGGAAGCTATTTGTTTGAAGGACAGCTTATTCCAGCACCTTGATCTTTAACCAAATGCGTTCATGTAACCAATATAGGGCTATCTTAGAAAATAGTTCTATAAAGGCTATGCTGAACGCTAGGTTTACTTGACCTGTGACTATCCAAGACAACACAAAGGTATCAAGACTGCCTGTAATGCGCCAAGTTACAGCTTTAAGCAGTGATTTGTAATGACTATCCATTATCAATTTTAATAGTGATCGGGTCAGTAGCTTCCTGTAAAAAAGGAAAGAGCTTGTTAAAAGCATCTACTGAGTTACTAATCCAATCGCTTATTCCATCCCATTTAAGACCTACCAAAATACATCCTTCAGTATCTTTATTGGAGTTGCCAGGGTGGATTCGGATTCCTTCAAACCCCTCTACATTAAAAAGTAAGGGTAAATTTCGGTAAAACCGATTGGAATAAGTAATTTTAACGGGGTATGTTCCACTAGGTATAGCAGTTTCACCTGCTATTTTCCATTCGCTAACAGGCTTTCCCTCTACCTCTCTTACTTTATCTTCTAATGTGTAACAGATCCATTTTTCATCTGCATACAGGCTTCCGACAGTAAAGTCGCTACCAAAGTAAGTGCGCTTTAATTCTAAATTCATTTTGCGGGGGTGGATTCAAATAACATTTGATCTTTAGCTCGTGAACCCGCAGAACTACCAAAGTAAAAAGCAATGATTCCTGTCCATGCAGTACCTAATGAGCCAAGCATAATCATTAAGGGTGTATTCGCAGTATCCGTAGGAGTAACCATAAGGTAAGCCAATATGCCAAAAAACCCAACGGTAACAAGAATACTAAGCAAAGGAGGGATAATGCTTTGAGTAGTCGTTTGCATATCTCTAGCACTTTTTCTATCCTCCACAGCAAGCTGTTCAAAATTTAAGCCTAGAGCTTGAGTTTGCTCTTTGAAGCGTATTTCTTCTTGTTGTACTGCTGCAATCTGATCTGCCGATAGTTTGTTATCGTTAATCATGGACTGCACTTGGTCAGGCGCAACCCCAAATAGCTTAGATAAAGCCGTTACTGCTAGACCTGCTAATGGACCGCCAAGGCAAGTAGCGATTGTGGGCGCTATTTGCGTTAGCCAGTTCATTACAAACCTTCTCCAGGAGTAATATAAACAGAAGCGTTTGCTGCATCGCCAATTATTCTAGCGTACACATTTCCTGTTTGACTTACTTGTGGACCAGTGATTAC